CGAATCAAACGGGTTTCTGGGGCTATTTAAACGCATCAGATGGGACACTGTGCAGGGATTTGTTATCCTGCCAGAGATAAGACAGACAGCACTTGCCATCGTAGGGTTCTACTTTGGCTCCTCGCAGGTTAAATAATGCGGAACATTGGCAGACTTGATAAACGCATCGAGATACAAACCCGTTCTAGTACCACACGGGATGCGTTCGGTGCTGTCAACTTCGAGCAAGACTGGGGGGACATTAGCGTTTGCTTCGCGGACGTAAAAGAGACTCGCGGGGATGAGAGAGACGTAAACGGGAAGCAAGAGGTAAAGATGCTCGCAGAGTTTACAATGCGGGATCGAAGTATTACGGCAGCCTCGCAGCGCATCATTTATGACGGCAGAGTTTTCGACATCACCTACGTTAAGCCATTAAGCTCTAACCGCAGAGATGGTCTGGTTGTCGGCGGGGAGTATGTAGAGGACGCGCCACAAGCATTCGTCGAGGGGTTCTTCTTAACTCCTACAGGCGACTACTACATGAACGCAGACGGGGACTCATACCGAAGACATCGTTACGCATGAAGAAGCAGGACGTACAGTTTAAGTGGGACACCAAGAGCTTCGACGGAATGATTCGGAACTTAGAGGGGTTCCAGCGCAAGGTTCGTAACAAAGTGATACGCGAAACGGTTCGGGAAGCGGGCGGTATCTTCGTTAAAGAGCTAAAAGCATCTGCTCCTAGGCACACGGGAATGTTGCGTCGAAACATAAAGCAAAAGGTTAAAACTAAGCGGAATTACATTTACACGATCTTCGGGGCGAAGTGGGTAGGCGAAAGCGGTTCAACGAAAGGGAAGAATCCTGCGATATATATGCACGTCCTAGAACACGGCGGGAAGAAGCGAAGCAGGGGAACTAATCCGTTCGCTAGGAGCGCATTTAAGCGTAAGAGATCGATGGCAGCGTCTTTAGTTAAGAGACGGTTGGCAGATTCATTTAAGCGAGCGGAGGCACTAGCGAGATGACAGTTTACAAATCTATAGCCACTTACTTGAAGGGGAAAGAGACGCTGCTCGGATGTACTTACTACCCGCTACAAGCACCGCAGAATCAATCTAGCCCTTACTGTGTATTCAGTGTAGAGGATGATCGACCAGAGCCTACGCATGATGGAGGCTTTCAGCACGGGCAAGTGGTTGTCCAGTTCGACTTTTACGCTACCCGACTGGAGACGATCGACAACGTAGTTAGCGCATTCAAGGAACACTTCGTCGGGCAAAGCCTCGACCTAAGCGCGACAGTCACGCAAGCATACGCAGTCACAGACAACGAGTTTGACGGGTTCACTGAACCGACTAACCTTTATATTAGATCCATAGATCTCAATATCAAATACATAAAGAACAACTAACATAAGGCAAATTATGGCAGAACAAGCATACGGGATCACGTTCGCATACTCAACGGACGGAGGATCTACCTACACTTCAGTGGGCGAGGTCACAGACATCTCACCACCTAGCATCTCGAAAGATGTTATCGAAACAACTAACCACGGGTCTAGTGGGATTAAAACATACTTGGGTTCGCTCGTAGATTACGGCGAGTGCAGTGTTACGTTTAACTACGATCCAGACGGCACGGACGATGCAGCAGTTCGCGGGCTTGCAACTTCAGCAAACAGCGACGCTTCTGTCTTCAAGATCACCTACAGCGATGACGGAACATCTACAGAAGAGTTCTCTGGTCACGTTATTTCGTTTGAGACAGAAGCTCCTATGGATGGAGTCTTGTCCGCGACAGTAGGAATTAAAGTTACTGGTTCAGTAACCTACGCATAAGTTACAGGTCGCAGCCTCCTTCGGGGGGCTGTGCCTAATTTAACAAACTAAGGAAAAAACAGAATGGCTAAAATTACTTACAAAGGAGAAGAGCGAGAGATCAAGATCACTAACAGGTCGATGATGTCTTTTGAGATGGCAGGCGGGAAGCTTTCCGAGTTTGAAGAGAACCCAGTTAGTAACTCGATCAAATTAGTCTGCGCTTGCTTAGGGCTTAAGGGCGATCCGTTAAACTATGCGGATGACTTCCCGCCACTAGTTGAGCTATCGGAGTGTATTCGGCAGGCGATGGATGAGAGCGGAATGACTGGCGAGGAGTTGGAGCCAAAAAACGACAATGGCTAGAGTCTAAAGCTCTGGCGAGATTGAAGCTAGGACTAGCAGAGGAAGAGTTCCTAAACCTAACGACAGCAGAGCTTAAAGTTTTCTATGACGTACAAGCTAAACTAGAGCAGCGGGAAGACTTTAGGTTTGCTCAGATCTGCTACATCCTAGCTGAAACAAACCGAGACAAGAAACGCAAGCCATACAAGATCGAGGACTTTATGCCAAGAGCGGCAAAAGTAAGAAAAACAAAGGAAGAGTTAATCTGCACAATTAAAAAATTCGGCGCACAATTAAGACAGTATGGCTAAAATCGGTAGTTTATTCGGAGACGTATCCATCCGCACTAAGGGTCTCGAAAAGGGGATCAAAAAGGCGAACAGGATGCTCTACAGGTTCGGGCGTTCGGCGCAAGGGGCTGGTAAGAATATCACCGCAGGCGTTGGCGCGCCCATTGCAGCACTTGGGGTTACATCGTTTAACACGTTTCGTAACTTCGAGCAGGAGATGGCAAAAGTGCAGGCTATCTCTGGGGCGACTGGAGATGAGTTCAAGGGGCTGGAAAAGCTCGCGAAGGACTTAGGCTCTTCGACGCGATTTACTGCTACGCAAGTTAGCCAGTTACAGCTTAACTTATCAAAGTTAGGTTTTAGTACTAAAGAGATCCACGGGGCAACGGGCGCGATATTAGATCTGTCGCTAGCAACGGGAGAAGACCTCGCAGAGTCAGCTAGAGTCGCAGCGTCTGTAGTTCGGGCGTTCGGTTATGACGCAAAAGACACCAACAAGGTTGTAGACGTCATGGCGAAGTCCTTTAGCTCATCTGCGTTGGACTTAATGAAGTTTGACACTGCGATGGCTAATGTGGGTGCTATTGCAAAAACAACGAATGTCCCACTAGAGGAAGTATCTGCGATGCTTGCAGTTCTCGTGGATCGCGGGATCGATGCTTCTAGTGCTGGTACTGGCTTGCGGAAGATGTTCCTCAAACTAGAGGAGCACGGGCTTAGTTTCTCTGAGGCAGTCGATAGGATCAATAACTCAGTGAAGCCTGCTTCAACTGCTTTGGAGCTGTTCGGGATTCGGGGAGTCACTGTCGGACAAACTATCGCAAATAACACAGACCTTGTAGCATCATTAACACAGGAGTTCGCGGGCGCAGAAGGGGCTGCTACCGAGATGGCTGCAATTATGGACGACACCGTTACTGGATCGTTCTTTAAGGTTCAGTCAGCGGTTGAGGGCGTGTTAATTAAGTTGGGCGAGCTGAACGAGAAAGCATTTAAGACGTTCTTAGATAGGCTCGCTTCATTCGTTCAGACGAAACCAAATTTTTATCGCGCAGTTCTTGAAGATTACGATGGTCGTCGGGTCTGTTGTTACCGCATTCGGGCTTCTCTTGTTAGCCACGGGAACGCTAGGACTAGCACTAGCGGGGACTCTTTCACTCATCACCTTAATAGGGGTTAAAGTTTTATTGATCGTAGGGGCAGTCGCACTAGCTGTCGGGGCTATTGGATACCTTACTGTTAAGTTCTTCGGGTTGGAGAATACAATGAAAGGAGTTGTTGTTGTTGTTAAGACATTCACGGGAATACTCCGCACCGTATTTAACGCAGCAACGATAATTACTAGGTCAGTCGAAGCGATGGGGCTAGTGTTTAAGGATGTCATGGATGGCATCTTTAGAATCGTTAAAGCCACAGTTAGCCCTGTGCTAAATATGCTAAGTGGACTAGCTACTGGTCTAGCAGCGTTAGGCGACATAACGAACCCTAAGAAGATGCTAAAAGGGCTGAGGATAGCTAAAGAGAAAATCGATCTAGGCGTTTCCGATGCTTTATCGTTCGACCGAGTTGGGGCAGAAGTAGATGAAACGCTACAGAACGTGGCGGGCAGGTTCTCGACATTAAAGGATGGAGTAAAACAAGACATGGCAGACATCGCTGACGCTTGGGACTTCACTAATGGAGATGAAGAGGGCGGTGCTTTAGGTGAAGTGGTAGACGTTGTAGTAGATAAAATAAATAACCTAAAACAAACGATACTGGGTGAAAAGGGAGAAGGGTTCTGGGAAGGGTTTGCAACTAGCTTTAAGCAAGCAGCCCAAAACATCGGGCAGGAAACTAAGATCCTATCGAGCGACCTCGACACCATCTTTAGCGATTTAAGTAACAACATGACAGACTCGCTTGTGGAGTTCTTCGAGACTGGCAAGCTAGGTATGCGGGATATGGTAAACGATATGCTGAAGCAGTTTCAGAGACTGATCGTACAGCGTTCAATCGTTAATCCGCTACTGTCTGCGGGTCTAAACTTTCTCGGTGATACGTTCGGATTGCAATTCCAAGACAGCGTAACTACGCCACAAGTAGACGGGGCGAGAGCTAACGGCGGTTCAGTAACTGCGGGCAAGCAGTACTTAGTCGGGGAACAGGGCATGGAGCTTTTCGTTCCTCGCTCGTCTGGGACAATCGTCCCGAACCATGCACTAGCGGGCGGGCAGCCTCCGATTAACGTAAACTTCCAAGTAGACGCAACAGACGCTAACAGCTTTGACAATCAAATGCAGCAACGGCAGGATATGATCGTTGGCATGGTAGAGCAGGCTTTTAATAGACAAGGGAGGGTAGGGATCTATGGCTAATTATTCGACGTACACTGCTGACTATCCGCAGCACATCGCGCCAAGGGATTACGACATCACCTCGGCTACGCCTACAATGGTTAGCACCTCGCAGTCTCTAAAGCGAGTAACGACATCTAGAGGCGCACACCGATTCGGGGTTAGGTTCAATTACGCAGCGATGACTCGCGACGAGTTTATGCCTATCTGGGCGTTCTTAATGAACCAGAATGGGCAAGCGGGCGACTTCACTGTA